GCATCCGTCACAATCGTATTTTTCTGTATCTGTATACGAGAATTTAAAAGCGAGATTTTCATCAAAAGCCCTCCTTGCGGATACCAAAAAGCAGTGCACGCAAAGACAATGCCAGTTCTCTGTGGTCTGCTTCTTCTCTATGCTCATACAAATATGCCACCGCATACATCACTGCAATTTTAGCAATCGGCTGACCAGAAAAAGCATCCACTGACATTCTTGCTATATCCGCACAGAGTATTTCAGCTGAATACAGAGCATTTTCAATAAAAGTATCATCCTCTGAAAAATCCACACGCAAATACTGTTTCATTTCATCCAAAGATACAATCATATCTATCACCACCTCGAATCACAAAATCAGGCAGTGCCGCTTGAAACGACACTGCCAATCCATCACGCTTTCGCAGAAGAGGCCTTTCCCGGAGTGATTTTCAGAATCTGTACTGCTTCCGGCAAAATCAGCTTACCATCCACACGCTCCTTTGCCACATATCCGATCATGCCATTCCCAGCAAAAAGCTCTGTGAGCTGCTTAAAAGAACGGGTTCCACGATCACCGATGTTGTAATACTTGTAATCGCCAAAAGCAATCGCATCGGTCGGCGCATATTGGGAAGTGTACACATTATAACCAAGAAGCTTATCCGGCTCACCTGCCGTAAGAGCAGGCTGCCACAGATAAGCACCATTGTTATCCTTAAAAGTGCGAATCTGCGCGATCAGCTGATCATTGATAATGAACGATGCCTTCTTGCGATACGGACGCTTGAGTGCATACACCAGACCAATCACTTCATCTGCGGTAAGCGCCGTAACCGTCTTTGCGACCGTACCGCCTCCAGTTGCTGCAAACAGACCAAGCGGCTGACCAACACCGGTGCCATTCAGAAATGCATCTTCCTCGGCATTTGCAAGTGCCTTGCCAAACTGGGTAATGATATAATTCTCCAGTCCAAAAGCATTATCGTAGAGCAGCTCCTCTGTTACCTTGATCGCCACATGGAGCTTGTGGGCATCCAAAAGGATCTGACTGAAAGTTGCGTCACCGAAAGTAAGCGCACCACCCTCTTCGATCCATGCAGCCGCAGGTTTAGTGGCTGCGATGTTGATCTTATGCTCACCGCTTGTGGTAATGCGGGTTGCCAGCTTACGCATAATATTCTCTTCCTCAAGAGTATCAATCAGACGGCCGTCATACTCCTCCGGCACAAGATAACCGCCGTCTGCATCCACACCCTCCTGCAGAACATTGGAAATCTGCTTAAAGTTGGTACGCAGAGCTTTCAGCATTCCGGCCTTGTACTCATCAGATGCACGGCCGGTTTTCTGCTTTTCCTTTCCGTTTGCAGTCATCGGTTTTGCCACAATAGGGGTATTCACCGGCTTATTCAGCTCATTTTCCAACGCTTCCATCTGCTCCATACGCTCGATCTCAGCACTGTAGTCCTTGATTTTCTTTTCCATATCGGCATAAGCAGCGGCATCCTCCGCAGAAAGCAGACCATCCTTATCACGCTTGCTTTCCACAAATGCCTTTGCCCCCTGCCATGCCTTGTTGCGTGCTTCACGAAGTTCATTTATCGTCATAATACATTACCTCCAGTTTTTGATTAAATTGAGCCGCTCCATTAGAGAGTCGGCAGTCGGTTTTGGTTCGAGCTTTGGTTCGATCCTGCACTTGGCAGCGATCTTATCCATGAGATGATTGGTAACTGCCATACGGGAATACACATTGCTGACCTGCGGCACTTCCATGCCCTCGGTATCCGCAGCTCGTTTCATGATTTCATCTGCAAATCCCATTTCCACAGCACTGTTGGCATCCATCCAGGTTTCCGCATCCATAAGGCGTGAAAGCTTGGCTCTGCTCATGCCTGTTTTGAGTTCATAGGCATTGATGATGGACTCTTTCACCTCATCAAGCATAGAAATAGCCTTCTGCATCTCCGAAGAGTCACCGAAGGCTATGGTTGCCGGATTATGAATCATCAACATGGAAACAGGCGATACCAGCACCTTTGTGCCTGCCATTGCAATGACAGACGCGGCACTGGCTGCAATGCCATCAATCTTGACAGTCACATTTCCTTTGTAATTCATAAGCATATTGTAAATTTGTGCTGCCGCCACACAGTCACCACCGGGTGAATTGATCCAGACAGTGATATCGCCGCTGCCGCTGTTCAGTTCATCCTTAAAAAGCTGTGGCGTAACATCATCGTCAAACCAGCTTTCCTCTGCGATGGTGCCGTTCAGATACAGAGTCCGTTCCATTGTTTCCGTCTGTGTTTCCTGATTAGTCACCGTTCGATTCTTCCAGTTCCAGAACTTTTTCATCAGAATTGTTTTCCTTTCCGCTGGCGGCAAAAATACCTGCGTCTGCCAGCTTTGTCATATTGCCGTTGATGAGATATAGATCGCCGCCATCCTCTGCAGGGATACGGTCAAGATTCTCAAGTTCCCGAATGTCATTAGCACTCATCCATCCATTCTGTCTGGCTGTGGCATATCCACTCATACGGCTCTGGTAGTCACCACGAAGCAGACCATCCACATTGAACTTGATAAAATATGAGGATTTATCACTTGGAGAAATCAACACTCTTGCCATGGACTGCTCCCATCTGACAAGCCACGGTTCCAGTGTATATTTCACAAACTCCAGAGATTGCTGCTCTATATTAGAAAAGCTCGATTTTTCAAGGTCACCGACCATATGCGGCGGCACTCTGAAAATTCGAGCGATCTCATTGATTTGAAATTTTCTCGTTTCCAAAAACTGTGCTTCATTGGGTGAAATGGAAATCGGTGTGTACTTCATTCCTTCTTCCAGCACAGCAATCTTATGGGCATTTCCACTGCCGCCGAAGGTCTGCGTCCAGCTGTCACGCACCTTGGACGGGTCTTTCAGCGTTCCCGGATGCTCCAATACACCGCTCGGTGCAGCACCATTGGCATAAAACTTACTGCCGTATTCCTCCGCAGCAATAGCAAGACCGATAGCGTTCTTTGCCATCGCAATCGGACTGTATCCCACAAGTCCGTCAAAACCAAGACCGGGAACATGAAGTACATCAGAAGGTTTCAGCCGAACAGTGCCGCCTTTGGTGGTCTTTGCTTCATCGGTTGAGGTCTGGTATTCATAATAAAGCTGACCTTTATCATCCCTGTCCACCGTCATGCGGTTTGGCATCAGCGGATACAAAGCTACAACCTCACCCTTGCCGTTTCGGATAATCTGCGCGTAAGCATTACCCCACAGGAGCAAATGCGTCATGAGCGTTTCTCGGAACACAAAACTTGTCATTTCCGGGTTCGGCTCATCGTGCAGGACAAAATACAGTGGATGGTCAATTGCTTTTTCTTTGCTCCCACCATCGGTGTATCTATACAAATGAAGTGGCAGTCCTGCGACAGCTTCCGACAAAATTCGCACACAGGAATATACCGCTGTCATCTGCATAGCAGAGCGTTCATTTACCTGTTTGCCAGAACTACTGCTACCCAAGAAAAATCGATAAGCACTGCCGGCCGTACTGTTCTTGGGAGCATCTCTGCTCCGAAATAAACCGTTCAAAATTCCCATAGGAATTCACCGTCCTTTCTTAAAAAACAAGCAACCCTCTTGTGTCATACACACTCTCCCCTGCATCATTGCCGCAGCGAATCGCTCTGTCCAGTGCCATGATTGTTGCTATGGCACCGTCAATCTTTTCTGTCGACTTTTCCTTGTCCGCCTTGATGTTGCCAGCCGGGTCAGTACGGATAAAAATGTTATCCATGTTCCAGCGCAGTACTGGCTGACCTCCATGCGCGATCCGTTTTTCCAGTACCAGTTTCATCAGTTCTTTGGTCGGAGGTGACATATCTTTAAAGCCCTGTCCGAATGGAACAACCGTAAATCCCATGCCTTCCAGATTTTGCACCATCTGCACAGCACCCCAGCGGTCAAAGGCGATCTCCCGGATATTGAACCGTTCACCGAGCCGTTCAATGAATTTCTCAATGTAGCCGTAATGCACAACATTGCCCTCTGTAGTCTGCAAATATCCTTTCCGCTCCCAGACATCGTAGGGAACATGATCTCTTCGGACACGCAGATCAAGTGTATCTTCCGGTACCCAAAAGTACGGCAGGATCATATATTTGTCCTCTTCATCCAACGGTGGGAACATAAGCACAAATGCCGTGATATCCGTGGTGCTGGAAAGGTCAAGACCGCCATAGCAGACGCGACCTTCCAGTTCATCCTCATCCACAGGAAACGCACAAGCATCCCATTTTTCCATCGGCATCCAACGAACTGCCTGCTTGACCCACTGGTTCAGACGGAGCTGTCGGAAGGAATTCTCCTCTCCGGGATTCTGCTTTGCGGAGTTGCAGGCAGCTTTGACTTTATCAATGCCGACCGTAATATCCAAACTCGGATTGGCTTTTCGCCACACTTCCGGGTCTGTCCAATCGTCCGATTCGTCTGCACCGTAAATCACAGGGTAGAAGGTAGGGTCGATTTTACGACCGTCCAGAATATCCTTCGCTTTCTGATGCGTTTCGTAGCAGATGCTGTTGGTATCCGTTCCGGCTGTCGTGATCAGAAAGTACAGCGGCTGCATTCTGGCATCGCCGGAGCCTTT